ACTGGCACGTCAAGTTGATGAGGGAGCGGCTGGTCACTACCAAGGGTGACTACCGGATTGGTCTCACGGAGCAGCACCATGTCCGCACCCCCTCCTACAAGCAGGAGTGGAATGACGGCTGGGGTGGATGGCACGTCGAGACCGGGAAGCCGCCGAAGCCGCAGGGTGCGATGTGGATGAAGTTGACGATGGCGGACACCAAGCATGAGGGGATGCGTCTGATTGCCACCTTCACGGAGGCGAACTAAATCCATGCGTCGGCGCGAAGCCGTGGCGTGGCGTTTGTAGAGTGATTCGGCCCAAGACGGGCGACCGCAAGCCGACGGGATCGGCGCAAGGAATGCGATGAAGAAGAAGACTGGATCGAAGAGTCGGATGACGAAGAAGGTTGCTGGCAAGCGTGGCGTCCTCGCGACGGCCAAGCGCACCGGCAGCAGCAAGGCCATGAAGGCGACCCGCGCTGCGTATGCCAACGGTAACGTTGAACTTCAGTCTGGTGGCGGTGGGAAGTGATCGTCAAGGTTGGCGGTGTCTACCTTCCCGTCGATGCGATCGACCGCATCGAGGGCAATGACGAACGGATGACCGTTTGGTCTTCCGGCAAGGCGTTCTATGTTGCAGGCGTTGACCGTGATGTGCTGATGGAGCAGATCAATGCGTTGATGCCTAGGATCGGAGAGTCCAAGGATTTCGCGCCCGTGAAGGGCAGGAGGAAGTCGTGATGTACGGCAAGAAGAGTGGTGGATGCGCGTCGAGCCGCCGTGGCAAGAACGGTGGCCGTGACGGCGCGAAGGGCGGCGGTTACGGCGGAGCCAAGGGTGGCGGCAAGGGTGGACCGAAGGGCAAGAAGCGATGATGAAGTTCGATCTGGCTTCTCTGGTGCGCGAGATCGAGAGCGCGGAATCATTCCGCGACACCCATCTTGTGGAGTGGAAGAGCCTGATCGAGCGTTTCCACGGGCCGTCCTACCGCGAGTCGCGGGAGCAGATGGACGACCCGGAGAACTTCATCCTTGAGTACATCGCCCTGTTGCTGCCCCGGATCGTGCATGACAACCCGACCGTTCGCGTGAAGAGCGCGAGGCCGGTCAGCCAGTCGGAGGCTGCCGGCGTGTTGCAGGTTGGCATCAACCGGTGGTGCAAGATGGTGGGCATTCGGAACACCCTTGAGCGAATTGCGACGGACATGCTGCTTGCCTACGGGGTGGCTCTGACCGTGAATGAGCCGCGCAAGGGCTATGCGACGAGCCTGACGACCGATCCGTACCTGCCCCGCGTGTACCGGATCAGCCCGGATCGGTTCTTCGTTGACCCTGCTGCAACGCACTTGGACGAGGCCCGGTACATGGGCCACTGCTGGATCACCGATCGGGACGACCTGCTCGCAAGTGCCGAGTCTGACAAGACTTGGGATATCGACGTGATCGAGCGTGTTGCCGCCAACACCGGGGTCAGCGATGTTCGTGACGACACCGACATCGACCGCAACATCCCCGACCGCAAGGAGTTGGTGGTGTACGAGGTGTGGGTGCCTGAACTGCACGACGAGGCTGCGGAGTTGATCGACGCCGTGACGGATCGTGCGATGTTCAACGGCACGATCTACACGGTGGTGAAGGGTCAGGCCGAGAGCGGCAAGAAGGCGAACATGGGTATGGCGCGTGCGCCCCGTCCGTACTACGGGCCGAGGACCGGGCCGTATACGGTATTCGGTGCGTATACGGTGCCTGACGATCCGTACCCGTTGTCGCCGATCATGGCCCTGATGCCGCAGATCGACGACGTGAACATGCACCTGCGGAACATGCGGTACAGCGCCAGCGCGTACAAGCGCCTGCTGGCGGTGGACGCACGCAACGCCAAGATGGCACAGGACATCCGCGACCGCGAGGATCTCTATGTGGTGCTGGCGGACAACCTTGATCCTGATGCGCTCCGCACGATCGAGGTCGGCGGGATCACGGCGCAGCAGGTTCAGTATGCTTCGATGGCTCAGGACCGTCTGGACCGGGTGTCTGGCATCCACGACGCCATGCGCGGCAACGTGAGCGGCAACGCCACGGCGACCGAGGTGCAGGTGGCGGAGAGTTCCAGCGGCCTGCGGATCAGCCACCTGAAGCGCCAGTTTCAGGAGTCTGTGAATCGGTGCCTCCGGTCGGTGGGCTGGTTCATGTTCTACGACGAGAAGGTGGTGTTCCCGGTCGGCGAGGACGGGATTGCCATCATGGGCGAGCCGGAGCCGATCTTCTCGTCGCTGGCGATGGTTGGTGTGTTCGACGACCTCGACATCGACGTGGAGGCGTACAGCATGGAGCGGGTCAGCGAAGGGTTGCTCCAGCGCCGATCGGTCGAGTTGCTTCAGGTCATCGGCAACATCAGTCAGGCGGTGGTGGCTGCCCCGCATGTGGACTGGAAGCAGGTGCTGTCGGTGGTCGGCAACGCGATGAATATGCCCAATCTGGGCGACATGATCGACATGCGTGCCGTCCAGCAGATGCGGGGTCAGGCCCAGCAGGCCGCCGCCGGCGCTCAGGGCGGCGGGGCGCAACCCCGGTCCATGCAAGAAATTATTTCAGAAGTTGAGGGCCGGCGCTGATGCCCCTGTACCCTTTCATCGACGAGGCCACTGGCGAGACTGTCGAGTTGATGTACTCGATGTCTGAGGCTCCCAGCATTGGCACAACCGTCGAGGTGGATGGCCGTGTGTTGACGAGGGTGGTCGCTGACTACCAGATCGACCCAGCCACGAACCGCTCCCAGTACCCGTATGTGTCGTCGTCGCTACCTCGCAACCTTGAGGGATGCACGACGAACAGCCAAGGCAAGCCAGTGATCATGTCTCGTAGGCATGAACGTGAGGTGATGTCGAGGCACGGGTATGCGAAGGAGTAGGACAGCGTGGCTGAACCCAAGGACGGCGTGACCGAGGCAGAAGAGCCGAAGGTCGAGGCAGAGATCGAGAATCCAGTCGAGGCAGCGGCGGAAGAGCCTGTTGCTGATCCCGTGACGAGCGAACCCCTTGGTAGGGACGCAGACGACGAGGTCTTGGATCGACTGTTCGGTGAGTCGGAGCAGAAGGAGGAACCTGCTCCGGTCAAGCCAGATGCTGATCTCGATCGGGCATACCAGATTCTCAAGCGCGATGGTGTGCCTGATGACATCCTCAAGTCCGTGTCCAAGGACACGCTGATGGCGTGGGCCGGCAAGGCCGGCAAGCGTCAGACAGACGTGGATGGGTACGGCAAGAGGATGAAGGCGCTTGAAGCCGAGAATGCCCAGTTGAAGTCCGGGCGCAAGGCTGGCGACGAGGAGTTGGAATCCTTCGATGAGGAATCCGACAACCCGCGTGGCAAGCCGGATACGGACGACGACGACGCAGGATCGGACGAGGACTCCAAGGATCCGCGCTACACGGCGCTTTCCGAAGAGGTCTCAAAGTTGCGCCTGCAACAGCAGGAGCAGCAGTTGCGTGGGCTGCAAACCCAAGTCGAGCAGGCCATCACGTTCGTTCAGGGTCAATACGGGAACCCGGTTGACGCGAACGCGGTGCTGGCCGAAATGGATCGTCTTGGGCGAAGCAAGCCCGGTACCTACCCAACCATGATTCACTTGGCGCAGGAGGCTTTCGCCAACATTGCAGGTCCGGCCCGGGATCCCCGGCGCGTAGGACAGCCGACAGCACGACCGACCGTAGGCAGGAACGAGCGTCCCACGACGCCCGCCGACGCCGAGGACGCAGTTCTGGAAGCACTGCTTGAAGGGCGAAGCCTTTCCGAAGCCAAGCGACTGACACGAAAGTGAGCCACAAATGGCCGGAACCCCGATTCAGACCTTCAACGACTTCATGAATGCGACTGGTCCCACCTACCTGACCAGCGCCGATCAGGTGATCAACGAGGCCGTCAAGAACACCTACGCCTTCAGCCGCCTTCTCAAGGAGAAGACCAGCGAGGCGACGGTGCAGGGCGGCAACGAGATCCGCGACGTGATCATGTTCGATGACGCATCGACCTACGATCACTACCTTCCCAACGACACGTTCACTTGGCGCAACGCCAACGTGACCGACACGGTGCGTGCGCCGTGGCGCTTCTCGATCGACCACATGGCGTGGACCGATCACGAAGTGGAACTCAACAGCGGCTCCGGCTCGACCCGCGATTACGTCAAGGCGCAGTACAAGCGCCTGAAGCGGATCAAGGAGCAGCGCATGTGGACCTCGCTGACCAACGGGTTTGAGAACGACCTGTGGGCCACGACGCTCAACAACAACGCCGAAATGGAAGGCAACGCCGGCAAACTGCCGTACAGCCTCCCCGCGTTCATCACTGAAATCCCCATGACCGGCAGCCCGTTCGGTGCTGACCAGCGTGGTGATGCTCCGTTCGGTTGGACGAACGTGATGAACCTCGCCCCATCGTCGGAGACTCGCTGGTCGAACCAGATTTCGTACTACGACCCGGCTCCGGCGAGTGGCGATCCCAACGCTCCGCTCGCTCTGACGGCCAGCATCGAGAATGTCCGCACTGGTGCAGATACCTACTCTGCGTACATCGGCGGTCTTCTGACGGCGTTCGACGAGATGTTCCTCAAGTTGGACTTCCGTACTCCCAGCACCCGCGCCGAGTACTTTGAGAAGCCCTCGATGAACCGGCAGATGATCCTCTGCTCGCGTCTGGGCATCAACCAGTACAAGCAGGTTCTGCGTGCCAGCAATGACACGCTGGTGTCGTATCAGGATCCGGCGTACAACGCTCCGACCTACAGCGGCATCGAACTGATGTACTGCTCCAACCTCGACACGGCGGCTCTGTTCCCGAGCGGTGGCGGTACTCGCACCACTGCTGCCCAAAACCTTGGCGCGATGACCGGATACGCAACCGAGGCTTCGGCGACCGATCCGGGTCCGCGTTACTGGTGGGTCAACGGCAACTACCTGACGCCGATCTTCCACAATCGCCGCTACTTCGAGAAGCACGAAGTTCTGCGTCACCCCAACCAGCCGTTCACCTACGTTCAGGTGGTGGACTGCTGGTGGAACCTGTTCTGCAACAGCCGTCAGCGTCAGGGCATCGTCGCTCCGATCAGCGTGTCCTGATCGAAGTCAACTCACTCACAAGGGGGGGCTGGACAACCAGCCCCCCAATCTCCAACACAAGGAATTATGAAACATGCTTTTCGCTCCCAGCAACAGTGACATCGGCGTTCAGCCCCACGGCCACACTGCCCGTGTCATCAACCGCAGCGGCGGCGCTCTCGTCGTCGGCGACCTCGTCGTGACCTCGTTCGCTCACAGCGGCGTTGTGTACCCCGCTACCACCATCGCCCAGTCCCGTCTCACCCCGTTCGCCAACGTGGTCAAGGCGGACGGCAATTCCAGCACCCCGGGATACCTTGGTGCTGTCGTTGACGTTGGCTCCTCGTCGGGTGCCAACAACACCGAAGTGGTCGTTCAGTTTGGCGGGGCCGCGAGGGTGAAGACCACTGCCACTGGTGCGGTCGCGATCGGTAGCGTCCTTGGCATCGCTGATGCCTCTGGCGGCCTTATTGACTCGACTGGTGCATCGACCTCTACCTATCCCGCTGGCATCGCCTTGCAGGCTCTGGCTAGTGGAACGGCAGTCATCGATGTTCTTCTGCCCCACGACATCTGGATGTACGGCGACATCGCCTGATCGGTTCTGATCCCAACAATCCCGGCTGGCTGGGGGAAACTCCAGCCAGCCGCTTCCCATGCCCACCTTCGCACAGGTCAAGCGTCACGTCCTGCTCGCCGTCGGCGGGTACCCCAGCCTTGCGGCTGGTCAGACCAACGCCGAACGTCTGGCAGAAGTCGTCAACCAAGCCGGCCAGTACCTGTTCCAGCGCCCGTGGCGGTTCAGGGAACGGACCAGCACGCTCATCAGCCTCGTCGCCAATCAGGACTATGTAGCCCTCCCGTCAGACGTTGAGGAGATCATCAGCCTGATCAACCGCGAGAACATCGGGTTCAACATCGAGTTGGTCACGCCGGACCACCTACAGAACCTGCGGGAGATCGGCATCGACAGCGGGGGCCACGGCGTCACCTATGCGTGCCTGTCCCGTGTCGCCAACGCTGCCGGTTCTGCCCTGAACCCGGCACGACTTGAACTCTTCCCGACCCCGACCGCTGCTGCGACCGACGCTCTGGCCGTGCGATACCGCGCAGGATGGGTTGAGATTGCCAGCGGCGCTGTCGATTCATACGAGATCCCGATCCCAAAGTACTGCGACTCGCTCTTCATTCAGTACTGCCGAGCCTTCGGCATGGCGTATGAAGACGAGGGACTGTCACAGCGTCTGGTCGAGATCGACGCCGGACCAATCTTGGCCGGCGCGTTGACCAAGGACGGGATTCTTCAACGAGACATAGGTCGTCTGCGCCCGTCATATGAGATTGGGTATGGCGTGAGCATCCTTCCTAGGTTCACCCAGAACCCGTCTTGAGTTGACCAATGGGCGTATCCGTCACACCATCAGCAGCACAGCAGATCGAGTGGCAAGTCCATCCGACTGTTGTTTCGCAGGCTGGATCTGGTGCTGGGGTGATTGGACAGACCGTTGTCGATTTCCACATGAAGGACGCTGTGTTCCAGTCCTTGATCAGTGGTGGCGCTGGTCTTCAGCCAACAATCTGTATTGACTGCGAAAACGCTGGTCGAACGCTCATCATGCCGTTGGTGGAGTTCACCGGGTCGGCTACGTTCCAGTTTCAGGTACTTGGATGGTCCTTTAGCCGGCCCGCCAATTCATGGATCTGTCAAGCGATAACGCATAGCCCTACGGCTGTGAATGCCACAAACACCTTTGATTCCGGTGGTGGCATAGTTCTTGATGGGATTACCTATAAGGCTTTTGGTTTGCTTGGCGTTACAGCAACTACAGCAAGCGATGGCGACGGAGGAGTTGTCCCGCTTCCGTCCCATTACGAGTACTTGCCTGTCGAAGGTCTTCGGGCCGCCAATGCCTCAATACTTGCGGCGTCAAGCGCCGTCCTTCAGGTCAACAATTATGGGTGGAAGTATCTGACTCTCCATCTTCGGCAGGCGGCCACTACGGCGTACACATGCAATTTCCGTTGCTTTTACGCCAACACAAACCAAATCATCAGGTGAATCATGGGATTGTCTATCACTCCAGATTCGCCGGTGCTACGAGACTGGGAGTTTCACCCAACGGTGATGACGAGGAGCGTAGGTCCGATCGCATCGTTGTCGCTTGTTGTCCCATCGTTCGCTTTGAGCGACGCCGATTTTCAGTCCAAGGTCATTCTTGGACGAAACGATCCAGACCTTCCGTATCCATCTATCGTAATTGACACTCTGGATTGCGCCCAGATGTCGATCATTCCGTTCATTTCAACGGCCTCCGTTCTCGGTGATTTGAAGTTTCAGTTGATTGGATGGAATTGGAGCGTCAGCGCAAATGCATGGATCGGAATGGCGATTACTCATTACCAGTCCGCCCGTGCTGGCATGAGCGTGATGCAATATGCGTCTTCGATAGAGCATCCGCTGTTGCCCGGAACATTGTTCAAGCCGATGGAGCGAATCGGCGTCACGACTGCATCTGATGCAGATGGCGGGCTTGGAATTGTTCCGCTGCCAAAGCACTACGACGTGATGCCGGCGGAGGGGTTGGTTTCAAGCACGACCTCATCACACGCTTCGCCTGCGACCATCTTGGTTAGGAATTACGGATGGAAGTATGTCAGCCTTCATATTGCTGCTGGCGTTGCGGTTCTCGCAAATGTCAGTGCGATGTGCATGTACAAGAGGGAGTCTGGAGTTTTCAAATGACCATCAAGTCGGAACACAACATTCGGTTCTACAGCACCTTGGCGACACTGGTCACTGGTTTCGCCAGCGTGTGCATCATGCTTGGCCGGCGTGACGAGTCGTTTTCCCGGGCGCAGGCAGACATCGTCGAGTTGCGGCAGATCACCGGTGATCTCGCCAAGACGGTTGCGGCCAGCGCACAGACGAGCCTCCACCACGCCGAGAAGATTGCAGAACTCCGAAACAGGATCGACCGTCTGGAGGAACGCCAGTGAGGTTCCTACTTCTGGCACTCCTGCTCTGTTCCTGCTCCAGCGGGACGCAGGAGATCGCAGACAGCGCGTCGGCCATCAGCAGTCAGGCCCAGTCGATCACAGAAAAGGCCCGCGAACTGACCGTCTTGGCAGGACAGATTGACGAGAATCTGGCCGCCGCACACGGCTACTTGGCCGGCGAGCAGCAGGATCCGGGCAAGGCCGTCGAGCGCATCGAGGCGTCCCGTCTGGTGGTGTCTGATGTCACCGGCAAGGCGGACGAGATCATGGTGTTGTCCAGCGAGATCCACGCCGAGACCACGGACATCGTCGGCAGCCTGCCGTCCGTGAAGGACACCACGCCTTGGTGGGTAAGTCTGGTCAGTCTTATGGTCACTTTGGGGCTGATGGCCCTCGCCGCGTTTATTCTGGTGCATACGGGGATCGGAACATCTCTGGGCGCGTTGCTCAGGAGTCTGATCCCGAAGCGTAGGAGCAAGTGATGATGATCATTGGCAGCATCGAGAGCCTTTTGGGCTCAATCTGGTTCGCAGGCTTGACGTTCTGTGCCGGCTATCTGCTGGCGCACATCTGGCCGGTCAGCGCGTTCAAGAAGAAGTGAGAACCCCCGTTCTGCCCTGCTCCCCCCGTACCCGGGGGTGAGCGGGGTTCTAGGAGATAGTCATGGCAACCCGTATTCAGGTACGTCGAGACACCGCAGCAAACTGGCGCACTTCAGGCTCGACCACGCTTGCGGCGGGCGAGATCGGATTTGAGACCGACACGCTGCTGTTCAAGATCGGTGATGGATCCCAGACTTGGACGAACCTTGAGTACGCAGGCGGCACCGAGCCGATCCGGTACAACCCCAGCGGCACGTCGGTCACCGATCTCAATGACGTTTCTCTTCGCAACAACGGCAACGGCAAGTACCTGATCTCAGGTGCTGATATCGTCGCTAACGAACCGTCCGCGCTGACTACGGCGACCGACGGCCAGTTGATGGTGACGGTTGCCAAGTTCGACTACACCGGCGCTAGCGGCTCAGGAAACGAGCGTTTCCTAATGACGCTCCAGACGCTGACGACGAACAAGTGGTTCACCAGAGTCTGGTCTGGTAGCGCATGGTCCTCTTGGGTTGAGGTTATCCAGACGCCATTCACTGGCAATCTGACCCTTTCCGGCGACATCGCCGTGAATGGCGGAGACATCACGACGA